ATTTTTGTTGACGTTGGCGCAGGTTTGCCTAAGTTACATAGTAATTCATATTATTTTGAAAAGTTAGGTTGGTATTGTTATTGTATTGAGCCAGATCCAAGAAATGTAAAACTTTTAGAAAAAGAAAGAAATCCGGGTACAGTCATTCCACTTGCAATAGGTAAAGAACAAAAAGAAGTTAAGTTATATCAGCATAAATTTAGTGAATTAAGTAGATTAAAGCCATTTGGTAAGGAAGATGATTATGTATTAGTACCTATGGTGAGATTAGATCATTTGTTATTTGAGATTTCAATACCGCAATTAGATATTTTAAGTATAGATACAGAAGGTACGGAGATTGAGGTATTTGAGTCATTAAATGGTCTTTATAAGCCTACTATTTTGATAGTAGAGTATTTAGTATTTGGTGGTAAAGATAATTATGAATTAGTTAGTAAATATTTTACAGATAATGGTTATGATTTAGTTCATAGAACATTAGCAAATTGTATATTTAAGTTGAGAAAATAAGATGTATATATGTCCAATCTGTAAAACTCCTACTGTAAGTCCTAAGCATTGTGATTTATGTGGATGGATACAAGCGATAACAATTCCTGTTACTGGTGAAACAGTTAATTTGAATGTAAGTGTTAAATATAATAATGTTCCGACAAAAACAGAAGGAATTGTATTTATTACAGAAGATACACAGCACATAACTGGTGGAAGATATTATTCATGGTGGTTGGCAACTGCACTAATGCACGCAGGGCATAAAGTAACTATAGTTACGAACAGAAAACCACCATTTCTAGACAGTTTTAAGTACTATAAGCAGCCATTTATGTATGTAGTACCTAGTTTAGAGGTTCTTGATATTGAGGCGGATATATATGTTGGTTCACCAGTAATAGGAAGTTTGAAAGCGATCCAGTTAGCAAAAAAATATGGTAAGCAAGCATATTGTGAGATATTTGATCCGTTTCCCATGATGGAAAAATATAGAGGTAATCATAATTGGCCGGGATGGGGAGAATTACTTCCGGCTTTAAGAGAAAAGCACGTTAAGATAATAAGTCTTTGTAAAGAAGCTAATAAGTATATTTATGAATGGTTAGAAAAACCAGTTGAGGATGTATATGAAATATATCCATGTATTAATAGTAGAGCTAAAGATAAGGTAAAAGAATTGAAAAAAAAGAATTGGGTAACTTTTGTATAAAGATTGGATTTTCATAAGAAATTTAATCATGTTATAAATGCAGTAAGAGATACAGA